TGTCGCGCTAATAAATTAGCAATATTTTCCTGTAAGTGATGGTTTACAAATGCAAATATAAACAATAAATTTAAACCTGCAAAATTAATCGCAGGTTTTTATTAACAATTTAAAAAGGTAATCCATCTGCAGCTTTTTGTAATACTTCTGATGGTGCTGTAAAAGTTTCTGCTTGTGTAGTTGTACTTGCATCATCTTTATCTATTTTCCAGCCATTTAAAGAACAATACCATTTACCATTATAAGAATTACCACGTATATTAATTCCTACCTTTACGTTTTGTCCTATTGCGTATTTATCTAATACATCACATTTATCTTGTACAAAATCAATAGGCACTTCTTGAGCGTATTGCTCATTTGTTTTAACTACTAATAATCTTTTTTTGAAAGTTCCTGCACTTCCTACTGTTTCTGTATTTCCAATATGGATAATACTACCAATTACTTCACTCATTTTTATTTAATTTAATTATTATTTACGTTTAAAATCTTCGCTTTCATCTTCTCCAAATACTCCCAATTCATAAAACCCTGTTAGTTTTAATACTGCTCTACTCATTGCTCTTTTCTCTGCCATTTCCATAACATACCAACTTTGAGTATTACCGTCTTTAAAACTATCACCTTTTAAAGCACTACCAAAAGTTTCAATTCGTGTATTTTCTTTTATTGCAGTTGCTTTAACTACACAAAATTTAGGTTCGCAAGTTATAACATCATAACTTATATTTACTTTTTCTTTTGCTTGTATCTTATCTATACCACTACGAGTAATAATAATATAATGCTGGTGCTTGTATACATCGTCTTTAGTTAATTCAAACTTAACGTAAAGCTCTTTTAATTTATCTACATTCATAATTTTAGTATTTAATTGTTAAACTATCTGCTGAATATTTTACTGATACTTTTGGTATCTCGCATCCTTGACTATCATATAAAGGTTCTGTTTGTTTTAAAGATATTTTTAAAACTTCCTCACGCTCTTTTAATTTTCTGTTTAAATCTGCCCAAAGTTCATCTTCTGAAAATTGTATCATTTGGCGACCGTTTACAGGGTTAATTTCTATTCCGTATGCTGTTTGCTTTTCACGTGGTAAACTTGCTTTTAATTCATCTCTAACGTTGCTTATTGCAGTTGTTAAACGTTCTGCTTGTGCAAATGCTTCTACTTTATCAATATCACCTGCATCGATTAGGTTTTTAGCGAATGTTTTTGAAGATAATTCTAATTCCTTTTTACTTGGTAAAAAATTGTTAGTTGCAATTTCTTGCATTTGCATTAATTCATAAAGATTTTTGCTCATAATGTTTTTGTTTTTAATTAATAATACTGCAAATATAAATAAAATTATTTAATAAAAAAACTTTTTACTATTTTATTTATCTATAAAACTAAAAATATGTTCTATTATTGGTAATGTCCAACCATCACCTAAAAGCGAACCAGCCTTTTCGTCTGGAAGTATATCACAATAATTATCTGGAAAACCTTGTAAACGGCACATTTCTGTTTTATTAGGTAGTCTTAATAAATCACCTTCATTTATTAAAATAACCATAGATTGAGGTCTTTTTTTTAGGTATTTTTGCCAATGTTCAGAATAAATATCTTTTGAATTATTTTTTGAAAAAGTACCTTCCATTAAGCATACAGATTTTTTTCTGTTTGTTGTTCCACTTGTTAAAACATCTTTAAACATTATTTTTCTATCTTTTGGTTGTGGAATATCTGTAACAATATCAAACATAGATTGTTTTGTTTTTATGTTTGTCCAATAATACCTATCACGCAAAGCTGCAACAACTAAACTTGAATTAATTCTAACTGGGTAAACACCTAACGCTCTTGACATAACACCAACATCTAATTTAGAAGCACTACCTACGTTTTCTTGTAAAAATAATACATTAGGGTTTAAAGATTTTATGTGTTCTAATATTTCAACAAAAGTAAAAAACAAACTTGACTTTTTACCATTAATACCTGCTCTTTTACCTGCTGCACTTAAATCTTGACAAGGTGAACCACTTAAAACTAAATCAATACTTTTCCAATCAATATCCCATTCACGCCATTTAGTAACATCTCCTACTTGTATAGTATCTGGGAAGTGGTGTTGAGTTAATTCAATAGCGTAAGGTTTAATCTCGCTTGAATAATACTTATTTACTTTAATGCCTACGTTTTCTAACGCTTGGCGACCTGTATTCATTCCGTTAAATAAACTTAATACATTCATAATTACTCTGTTATCATTGTGTAATTTTTACGAATAACTGTATCTATTTTAAAAGCTAATTCGTTTAAATACGTTCCTTTTGATATTTGTTTACTTTCAAATATTGCATCCATCATAGGTTCTAAAGCATCTTCTAAATCTTTGCCTTTGTCTATAATTTCTTTTGCTAAAAAACTATTAGCTTGTATGTCGTTTAACTCTGTAATTAGTAAATAAGTTAAAGTTGCAATCTTATGGCTGCTTAAATTGTGCTTTTTATTTGTTTGTAGTTTCATATTAATTTTGTATTGGTTGTTGGAATACTGTATCTTTTACAGTTGTATAAGGTAAATTGGCTCTACGATTAAAATAATTGCTTACGTTGTTATTTTCTTTTATTGCTTGTAATTTACGCTTAGATAATTCTTCTTCAAAATCACGTTTTAATTCTAAAAATAAATTAATACTTTGTGCAGTTGTTTTATCTCTGAATAAGATAATTTTTAAATCTGTTAATTCTTGAGATTGGTTTTTTAAACCTGTTAAAATATTCCAATAATTTGTTAATCTATTTTTCATAATTTTAAATTTTAGTTATTGTTTCGTTTTCTACTAATATTAAATCTTTATCAATTAAACCTTTTTGCTTTAGTAATTTTGCAAGGTGTACAGCTTCTTTTAAATTGTACTGCTTTTTCTTTTGATAGTGTAATAGTTGAGTACTTACTCCTGTGTGTTTACTTAACCTGTATGCAGTTAAATCTGTTTGCCTTAATAATTGTTCTATTGCGTTCATTATTTTATTTGGTTTTTAAGTTGTTCAATAGTTTTTTCTAATTCACTCATATAGTTTTCAATTTTAATAAAAGCCAAACCTAATTCTGTTTGTGCCATTACTTCTGTATCTACTAATTCACTGCAATACAGCTCGTGCATTTCTGCTCTTAAATCTTCTAATTTAGTTTTCATAAAATAATTCTAATAAATTGTTAATAGTAATTTCTTTTTTTGTTGTTTCTTGTAATAACCTGTAAGCATCCTCTACTGATAATTTCATACAACTAATTTCTGTTTCAAGTGTAGTAATTAATTTAGAACCACTATAAGGATATTCTTGTTTGTAAAGTAATATTTTACCTCTGTTTACTTCTGTTAATTTTTGCCAAAGTGTTTTCATAATTGTTATTTGTTATTGTTTGATAGGGCAAATATAAAACGTTTAATTTTAATAAAAAAATATTTTACTAATTATTTTTAAAATTTATGCAAAAAAAAAGCCTTACAATTACGTAAGACCTTGAAAACATTGATAAAATTAATTTAAAATATTTTTAAATAATATCCAATACCTATTCTTTTTTCTGTATCAAATGAAGCATTTAGTATATTACCACGTTTATTTTTAATACCAATTCCTGCAGAAAATAAAGGTTTATTTAAAAGTAAAGTATTTGCAACGTTTACACCTAAATATAAATTGTTTTTTAGCTTGGGTGCATCTACTTCTAAAGTTTGTGCTTTAATAGTATAGTCAAACTTCATAGCGTGTATTTTACCGCTTACTTCTCCGCTTACTTGAGCATTTATATAATTGTCGTCAAATGATTGCTTAAAAGCGTTTATTTCGATTGCTTTGTTATACGCTTGTATTTTAGCTAAACTATCCATTTTAATAAACTCCTGTTGCATACGGTTATTTTCTTCAAATAGTTTATCTATTTGGTTTACATAAAAGCCTGTACCTGCAGTATCTTTAACTGTTCTAACAATAGGCACGTTTATTACTTTTTCTTTTGTTACAATCGAGCCTTTTACTTCTTTTGTAACTACCTTAATTTTCTCGGCTGTTTGTGTTCCAGGATTGCAACCTTTAAAAAATAGTACTGCAAATAATAACACCCAACCTAAATAAGCTAAATAATCTATTTTTTTACTTTCCATATTTTATACTTAAAATTTTATGATATACTTTGTTTACACTTTCTTTGTTACAACCTCTGTTATAATAGAATTTTATTATCCTTTGTATTCTTTGTAAATCTGACATAGTTAAAATATAAATGTTAAACGTTGTACTTGTCCGTGTTCTTTATCGTGTATGTAACCCTCAACTGCTTTTGGTGCGTGCTGATACCCGTTTCTATGGTGCCAGCTATCTGTTCCGCTTGGACTTCTTAATGTTTCAACACAAACACTCATATAATCTTTGCTAATTTTATGGTGCATATGGTGCGTATAAATATATTTATGTTTGCAACTACTCCAATCTTTACTTTCATTTGCCATTAGCAAAGGTAAATCTTGAGGCTTTGCACCGTCTCCGTGTGTAGTACCTATTAAGTTTTTACCATAAACAAAGTATTTTCTATGTGCTATTGTAGTATCAAATGTAACATTTTTACAATCTTTAAAATGCGTTTCAATTACTTGAGCTAAAAAGAAACCATTTGTATAATCGTGGTTACTTGGATTGTAAACCACGTGTACATCAGCAATAGACATTAATATTTCTACAATATCTACGTATAATTGTTTTGCAATTAAAAAATTAGTGTGCCACATTCCATCTGTATCTTGTGGCGTTCCGCTTGTTGTAGTTCGTTTAGTATTGTCAATATGTAAAATATCGTTACCAATAACAAATAATATCTTATCAATACTATTTTCTTTAATTTCATTTAAAATGCCCTTACAACCATTTAAAACACGTTGTACTGCTATTTGATTATTATACGCTTCCCCAACTTCAAAAGCACTACATAATTTACCAATATGAATATCTGCAGGGTCAAAAACAAAAAGCCTTTTATTTTGGTTATTTTCTTTTCTTTTAATTGTTGGGTATTTAGGAATATAATTTTGTAATTCTTTTAATAATTCCGTTTTAATTAATTCTAAATCATTTTCAGAATTTTCTAAAAAATTAGGGTTCTTTACAAATATGCTGCTTTGCTTTGTTTTAAGCCACATATGCTTAACCGAAGTATTAGGTACATCTAATTCGTTAGTAGCATTATAAATACCCTCGTGCTGGTCTAATAATCTTGCCCTGTGTCTTTTAATGTATGTGCGAAGTAAATCTACATCACTATTAACATTGCCACTATCATTAGTATTTAATAATTTTTTAGCAATTTCGGTATCAGTACAATTTTTATTAGCTTGTAATAATTCAGTTAATTGTACATCGTAATCATTCCATTTTGAAAATCTCATAACTTATTTGTTTAAAAGTTTTAACAAATATATAAAAATATTTTGTATATCAAAAAAATATGTTATATTTGCGTATTCATAATTTGTTTTGATTAATAGTTAAGAAAAAACCCTTGCAGTATTTGTAAGGGTTTTTTTGATTAAATATTTTTATATTCTTGCTTGGCTTCAAAACTTGGGCAGGCTTTTTTAACGTTTGGAAAATCTTTATGCCCTTGTATGATAGCATTAGGAAATTGTTTTTTGGCTTGTTTTATTAGATATAATAAACTTTCTTTTTGTTTTGGTGTTCTCGTATCTTTTGGCTTTCCTTTTTCATCTATACCACCAATATAACTAAAATGTATTGAAGTAGAATTAAAACCTTTAACACCGTTTGTAATTTGCTCATAGTTTGCTAATTCGTGTATAATTCCGTTAGCATCTATTAACCTATGATAACCTACAGATTTCCATTTTAAAACATCTTTCCAATAATTTAAAATAGCTTGTTTAGTAGCGTTTGGCTGTGAAGCTGTGCAATGTATAACTATGTATTTTATATCTCGCATATTATTTAATTAAATCAATATCTTCTTTAACTTCTTTTGCTCTGTTTAATAAGTTTTTTAACATCTTCCAAATATCAATTTTTAAAGCAGCTTCTATATTTTCTTTAATGCTTACAAGCTCAATAAAAATTAAAAGTATTGCTACTAATTTGGTAAACATAAATTGAATTGTAAAATGTTGAGTAACAAACTCGTTTAATAAAAATTTATCAATTATATATAACATAATTATAGTAAGCTGATATAATAGCATTTTACTTATAACGTGAGATAATCTTCTACTTCTAATAGAAACCCACCCATTTAGTTTTATGCTTTTAAATACACCTGTAAACGTATCTAAAAATATACCAATACCTACTGCAATAAGTAAACCTTGAATAGGTGCAAAAAATAAAACTAATCCTGTTAATATATAATTAAGATATGTTTTCATTATGAAGCAAAAGTATGTTTAGGGTTATTTACTTGTATTTCATTACTACCGAAATCTATTTTATTTTCACTCATAACGTCATAATGGTAACCATCAGCAAAAACAGGTTTTGTAATTTCTTTAAAGTCCTCATCATAGGTTCCATTTTCTAAAACTATTAAACCTATTTCTACTATTGCTTGAATACCTTGTCCGTATGATAAAATAATTTCTTTGTGAGGATTTTCTACTTCTACATAAACTTTTTTAGCTAATAAATCAGCTATTGCAGTTTCTTTGTCTGTGTATTTTAATTTTGATACGTACATTTTATAAAGTTGTTAGTTCTGCTAATTCAGCATTTGTTAAACGTGTTTTCCAAACGCTAATATTTTTTCTTTTTACTGTTTTAGTTGCTGCATTTGTAGTAATAGGGTCAACTAAACTAATAACAGAAGTTCCAGGAATTGTAGCACTTGTATCATTTCCTATTTGAACACCATTAATATATCCTACTACATCATTATTTTTATAAGCTAAAGCTATTTTATATGTTCCGCTTGTTGGTGTACTTGATGATATCGCTACTTGTGTAACATTACTTAATCTAATAAAAAATAAAACATTTCCAATTCCCAATCCATAATGAAAAATACTAATTAAATTACTTGAAGTTCCATCTGATAAACTAACTAAAGTGTCATCTAATCCGCCATTATTTGCTACAGTAGCATCGTAAACTTCCTCAACAAATATTGTCCCCTCTGTTTGCCCTATTAAACTACTTATTCCTGTTTTAGATATTACATCTGCGTTACGTGTTACAGCCGCTGTAGTTGTAGGAATGTATGAAGTAGCGTAAGAACCTGCTTCTAATTGAGCACCCCAAAGGTAGATACCACTTGTTCCGTCGCCTGTATATGATTGTGGAGTAGATGAAGTGGTAGTTTGCATTAATACTGCCATTCTTAACAACCCACCAACTAAAGCAGGGCTTGTAACTCTTATTCTGTACCAACCATTAACAACGCTTGTTATAGTTGCAGTAACTCCTGTACTATTACTTAATAAAGTTCCCGTTTGCAAATCAAATAAAGCCGTATGGTCTACTGCAGGTGTAATTTCTGTAATGTTTAATCTTAAATATCTTCTCTCCCCTATTTTAGCAAAAATAGTAGCCGTGTGAATTCCTGTACCTGATGTAAAGGTAGAATCCATAGAGTGAAAATTATTTAATGTATTTTCAACAAATTTGTCAGCTGTAGAATTACCATCTGGAGCAGTTGTAACATTTGTATTTATTGATGTGTTAAATTTACCCCAATACACATTTTGAAATTGCTCACTATATAAAGCTAAATTCGTTCTCTGTGGCTCTACTAATATACTCGGACAAGTACTATTTGTATAATCTAAACGTGGTACATTACTTGCTACGCTTTCAATTAAACCTGCACTATTAACTCTTGTTGCTGTTGTAGCTCTTGTAACGCTTAAATCACCTGCACCGCTTGTAGGTTTTATAGCGTATAACTTACTCGCTTTTGCACCATTTGGAGTTACTACCAAACTTGCACTTTCAAATAAACTCATTATATATTTTCTATTAAATTAATTAAACATTGTTTTGCTTCAAATACAGTACCACTATCTTTACTCATTCTACTAATTAAACTTAAAACATCTTTTATTTCATTAGCAAAAATTTCAGTTTCTGGAGAATAACTATTAGCATAAATTGAAGCAAAACTTATAGAATTACTTGCACATTGCCCCCAATTTATATCATTATTATTTGAACCTTGCCCCCAATCAATATTATTTACCATTGTTATTTTTTAAAGTTTCTACTTTTTTTAATTGCTCAACTTTAGCTAAATATAAATTTAGCTTCTTAAAGTTTTTAATTTTTACGTTATTATATATACCAGCCACTATAAAAATTATTTGTATCAGGGTTTACATCCTCGTTATTGTTGTTATTATATTCAGGGTATGTATTAGTATTATAACACATAAAATCAATAAAACGCTGTGTATAACTTTCTGCTATATCCCTTTCTTTTTCAACTAAAAAATCAACTTCTGCTTTGTCTACATTTGTAGCGTTTTCAGAATTATGTTTAAACAAACCTTTGTTACTTAATGTGTATGCAGCAAATGGTAAATAATAAACCATTGCCCAATGGATAAGCATAGGTTTAACGTAAACCGTTAAAAGATTTTTATAATCTACAAACTCAGCTTCGTTAATATCATCGTTTAAAATTAAATCCTGTAACTTTTTGTAAAGTTTAGAACCTAAATAGTTTTGAATAGTAATATCTTGACTAATTTTAATATACTCGATAAAATCATCAGCATCTAAATTACCGTTTGTAATTGTAAATTTCTTTACATCTTCTGTACTTATTAATAATGCGTAAGCCATATCTTAATTTGTTTTAGGTAAAAATCCCTTGTTAGGCATATCTATTGGTCTTTGTGCTACTAAATTTGGGTTTTTAATAACGTAACCGTATTTCTCTGCTTTAGCACCTGCTATCTGTTTTGCTTTTGGTGAATTAACATCTATATTTACACCCTCAAAACTTGCATAAACTTGCTTATTCCACCTATGATGGCAAGCACCACCGCCTTTATATAACCACACATCTACAAAAGGCGAACCATTAGGCCCAAAACCTTTTTGTTCTCCCTCGTTATTAGTTCTAACCTCGTTTACTATTTTGTTTGACATAGCAACAATATCTTCTTTACGATATATTTTACCTGCATCAATCATTTTCTGACAAAACTTTCTACTTTTTGTAGAAGTTTCTCCTGCATATACATAGCGTGTAATAAATCTTACACCATCTATATTTTCATCTTGCTCACTTTTTGCGTTACCTCTTGCAGTTCCTGTACTTACAAAATTATACGCTTTACTTAATAAACTTTGTTTAGGCTCTTTAGATAATAATTCATTTTCTGTATCATCATTATCATAATCTACTTCGCTTTCATCAATTAAAAGCCATTTAGCGTTTGCTGTTTCGCCTAATTCAATTAAACTATTAGCTACTTCATTATCTAAATTATCTTCGCTTAAACAACAAGTATGTGCAGATAATTGCGTACCTGTTTCTTCTGTTACTTGGTCTTGTGTTTGTGCATTTGTTAAATCTGTAAACTCTAAAGGTTGAATAGTTTTAAAGTATAATTTTAACTTAATACCATTAACAGCTAAAATTTCATCAATAGCCTCAATAATCTCTAATTGGTATGGTTTAATTACCAAGTTATCATATAACAAAGTAGCTGTTTTAATCTCATCAGCATTGTTACTAAAACCACCACCTGCATCACGAATACCTAAAAGCATTGGCGAAGTAACTCTATGCCCTACAACTAATTTTTCAAAACATTCTTTACTTAAATACTCGTAGTGTGCAGGTGCATCATTCAAAGGAATATCATCTACAGTAGTTTTGTTATCTACCGAGCTGTTAAAACCTACAATTACTTTTTCACCTCTTGCACCTGTTAATTTCCTTTTAACCTCGTTTGCAATTTCTTCTCTTTTTTCTTCTGGTGGCACACCGTTATTAAAATTTATAACTTTAGTACCACTAAAACCATTCATTACATCGTTAATCAAATAATCGCTTATTTCTTCTTCTAACTTTGCGTATGGTAAAGCACCACTATAATCAATCGGAGTGTAATAATGGTAACCACTAATATAAGGCTTAATAATATATAACTCTACTTCTTTACCATCACCAAAACCAAAAGCAGGAATACGTTTTATTTCTTCACTTGGTTTTTTATTTGCCCAATCAGGGTGATAATACCACGCTTCAATTTCGCCTTTATCGTTGCATTTTTCTGCACGTAAAGTATGCATAGGAAAATGGTCTACAAATTTAACATCGCCTTTTTCATAACCTACCTGCATAGCAGCCATTCCTAAAAGTTTACGCTCTAAACCTATTTTTTTTAAACAATTTGGTTTAATAATAGAAATCATTTTAGCGTACTCATCAGGTTTTTTATTAGCATCTAATGCTGATATACCTTTTCCGTAAATCATATTAGATACACCTGTTATAATAGCGTTGTTAGTTGTGCTGTATAAATACCTTTCAATTAAAAAATTAAAGTAATTATTATCTGCACCGTACTCTACAAATTCACCCTTTTTACTTTCGTTTATTTGTGGTGAAGTATATGCACTTAAATTTAAAATGTGAAACATATTATTCAAATATTTTATATTCGTTACTTGTTGTATGTTGTACGTATTGGTCTTTATTAATCGTATAATTTGAAATTATTTGATTTGTACAAAATACTTTATCTCTATAAACTATATCAGTACCATTTAAAATAGTAAGCGTATAGTATTTATTTTCTTTTATTGGGAATATTGCAGAAGTTGCTACGTAATACCTATCTATTGAAAACGTGCAATTAATTTCTGTTTCTATATTAGTTTCCTCATCTCGCAATACAATAGCATCAGCATCACTACCATAAATAATAGCGTTTAATGTTTGAGCTGTTTCTTGTTCTTTTAAGATTATCATATTGTTTTATTTAAAAACACAAAAAGTCTTTTTTTGTTAAAAATAATTATTATATTTGTAAAAACTTTAAAACAAAATAATTATGGATATAGGTACAAAATATAAGTTTTATAATAACTTAATAGCTATTTTAATACAAACAAATAAAAATTACGGATTGTTTAAATTTGAAGATGGTAGTCAATTTGTATTTAATTTACATAAATTACAAAATAATTAAGAAGCATTACAGAAGTTGAAAATAAATAAAGACCGTGTAAAGTGAGCCGAACACTATTTTTTAACGTTTGTAAAAAGAAAAGGGTAACAATTAAGTTACCCTTTTTTATTGAAAAAACTATTTAAGTGTGCATTAAAGCATAAATAGTGAATTAATTATTTATAAATTTGGTATTGCAGGAATTGATTTATCAAAAGCTTCGTATTCTCTTGTATTGGATAATAATTTTTCAATATCTTTTAATTGTGGTACGTTTGAAATATCAACTCCTAAATCTTTTGCTTTTATTTTAAATTCATCAACAGCTTCTTTAGCACCTACATAAGATAAAGTTTTTAAACTTTTAACCATATCTTGAAACTTTCTTCTTTCATTAATAGCTTCTCCAAGTTTTTTAGTTAAAATAACACCTTGTTTTTCTATTTCAGCTATTTGATTTTTACCATCAGATAAATATTTTTCTAATTCTTTAACAGAAGCTAAATCTACTTTATGCGTACCTAATTCTGTTTTGAACAACTTACTAAATACATTTTTTTCTTGTGGTGTCATATATTTTATTTTTTAAAAAAAGGGCAGTAATTAAACCACCCTTTAAAAACAATTTATTAATTTAATTTACGAACCAACTACTACTGTAAATCCTGCAGCAGTTAAAGTATCACCGATAAAGTTAGCAGGTACTTTTTCTTGTCCTGTTAAAGTTAAAGTATAACCTGATAAATCTCCCATTGCACCACCTGTTACGATAGTACCACCTGTTACATCCATACCGTGCTGTAAACCTGCGTAAAAGAAATTACCGTTGTTATCTTCTATAATAACTTGTGGTCTACCATAAGCCATTAATTTTAATTCTTTATTATCTTTTGGAGTTAATTTTTTAAATGTTAATTCCAAAACCTGCTCAAAAAACGTTGTACCGTTTTCTCTTGAGCTATTAACGTTTTGAGTAAAGGTACTTGCACCTTTCAACTCATATTTGTAAGCACTTGGAGTACCTGCAACCGCATCGATTACATCCGTATTTGTAGCATCGTAAGTGTATCCTGTTGCATCGCCATAATTAACGAAGTAAACATTTTTTAAACCACCTACAGAGTCTTTACATACTTCCAATCTACCTAAACTTAAATCACAAGCCATAGTATATATTTTTTAAAAGTTAAAAAAAAAGGTGGCGTTTATTGCACCACCTTTAATTAGTTATTTGTTATTAATTATGCTGGAGTGTAAAGTACGATTTCAGAACCTACACCGTATTGAACACCTGCAGTAAATCTCATTACAACTCTTACGTTTTGTGAACCATCGATATCAGCCATATCAATTAATTTAACTTCGTTATGGTCAGATAATAAACCTGTACCAAAGTATAAGTTAGATTTTTGAGCAGCCATCATATAGTTAGAAGCTAATCCGTTAGCAACAAAGATTTTAACACCATCAAAAGATAATGAACCGTTGTTAAACCATTGTGTACCTTGTGAGTTTGTACCGTTTGCACCTAAACCAGAAGCAGCAAATCCGCCTAAAGCTCTTACGTAAGCACGAGCTACGTTTTGAGAAACATAAATGTATAAATCTTCTTTTCCGTATAATGCAGATGGAATAGCATCAACTACTTTACCCAATTCAGCAATAACGTTAGCAGCAGTAACTGTAGTACCAACTACATCAATAACAGTTGCATCAGCAGTAGCTAAAGGCACAAATCCGTCAAATTGTCCTGCAGTAGCGTTAGCACCTCTCCAAATTGATACTTCGTTGTTTTCTGCTACTTTAGCAGCAACGTGTCCGATTAAATAATCAGCAAAAGATTTAGGTAAAGTTTCGAAAGCAGACATTCCCATTTCGATAGATTGCCAAGTACTTGCGAAGTCTTTTTTACACAATTCCAAATTTACCTGAAATTCCTCAGGAGTAATAACTCTTTCAGTTAAAGTAACTGTAGAAGTTGCATCAAAAGCACAAGTAGCATTTTTAACGATAGCATCAGTAGCTAAACGTTGGATAACTGATTTGTACTTTACGTTTGGCATTACTTCAATTCCACCATTTTCAATAGTAGAAGCTGATAATAATGCAGCAGAAATGTATTTCTTTGAAAATTCACCAGCATAAGTTGTTGTAATACTTGTTGTAGTAGCCATTTTTTTTAATTAATTATTAGTTTGCTATTTTATTCATTACTCTGTCGAAAGTAGTCATTACTCTGTTTTGTGAGAATAATACTTTTTCAACGTTTGGTTTTGCATCAGGGTTATGTGTTAAAGGTTGAGCAGATAATTCTACTTTTTCTTCAATCACTTCTACCTGTTTTGCTAATTCTGTTTTAAGATTTTCGATTTCAGCTTTTAAAGCATCAACATCTTCTTTTGAAAAATGCGACTCTTTAACTGTAGACTCGATTACTTTTTTAGCGGTTGCTGGTGTTGGTTCTGCTGCTTGTTCTACTTCTACTTCAACTTCAGGTGTTTCCACTTCTTCAGCTGCAGCTTCTTTAATTTCAGCAATTTCCCCCTCAACTGCAACTACTAAAAAAGTAATCGAGTCTACAGTTAAGGAGTCGCATTTTTCAAAAGAAGATGTTGATGCTTTAAAAGCAGAAATCGAAAATCTTAAAACGGAATTAGCAAAACAGGTAGAAGTGATTGAAGAAAAAGTAGAATTATCTGCT